CCGCGAGTTGATGTTGAGGGTCTGCAGCTTCTTACTGTTCTTGTCAGCTGCGTACTGTGCGTTGTCGAGCGCGATCTTGGTCTTCGACAGCTCCGCATTGAGCTGCGCGCTTGCTTGCCCGGTACCCTGAGTCGACAGCTGCAGTTCCTGTCCGTACACGTTGGACAGCGTCTGCGCCTTCGTCTTCGCGGCGTCGACAGCCTTGTTCAGGTTGAGGTAGCCCTGGTAGTTGTTGCCCTGCGCCTTGTACTGCTTGACCAGTGAATCGTAGTACTGCTCCTGGTCGGACTTCGCGGTCGCGAGCTTGATGCCGAAGTACGTCAGTGCAGCAGCTGCACCAAGGATGCCTGTTCCCAACAACCCAGCTGTGACACCAGTGGCACCCATTGCACCACCGATGCCCGTGACCACGCGGATCAAGCCACTGCCGAGAGATGTCACACCTGGGAACTTGGCAGCCAGCTTCCCTGTCGCGCTCGATAGCAGTCCTGCACCACCGGCAGCGGCTGCACCTTCTGTACCGATCGACTCCAGTGTCCCAGCAACGCCACCGAGACCCTTGCCACCAATGCCCGCAAGCTTGTCCAGTGACCCAAGCACAGCAGTCAACTTCAGTGCGCTGGCGGCCTTGTTGATGGCGATCAGCGACACTGCGAACTCGGTCAGATGCGGATGTGCAGTGACGAAGGAGTCGACGAGCCGCAGCGTCTCGTTGATGATGCTGAGCTCTGCACTACCGACTGGACCCGCTGCCTTAGCGACGTCAACCAGTGTGTGCGCGATGTTCCCGAGTCCGTCGACCAGCTTCGGGCCGTTGGTCTCGACGTACGAGATGAAGTAGAGGAACCCGCCGTTGGACTCAGCACCCTTGCCCGCGCTAGCGAACTTCTGCGACAGGCGGTCAATGCCACCTTCGACCTGCACAGCGACAGGTCCGAATGCCTCCAAGTACCCAACGATGCCGGTCATGGTGTTGCCGAAGATGTGACCGAAGGTCGTGATCGTCGGTCCGGCGTTCTGCTGGATGTACCCGAAGTACCGCTGCCAGGTAGGACCGTTCAACGCCTTGTGGGTCTCTTGCTCCAGACCCGTCAACGCATGGCTGACGATGTCGACGTTCGGTCCCAGGTAGTGGAACCCGTCGTTGATCAGCGGGATTGCGTCGTGAGCGAGTGTCGCCATCCCTGGCATGACGCTGTTGAGGAAGTCCGTCCACTTCGTCTTGATCTGGTCGACATCATCGATGATGTCCCGCTCGGACTGTGGAACGGTCTTCAGCAGGTTGTTGTAGGTCTCCTGCGCTGCGTTAAGCTGCTTCTGTGCAGCCTCACGAGCTTTGAGACCCTTCGCACTATCGAGTGCAGCCTGTGCCTTAGCGACAGCAGCTGAAGCAGCGGCCATCGCCTTCATGTCGTTCTGGATCTTGAGCACGACGCCCTCTGCCGTCGCACCGAAGATACCTAGTGCAATGCCACCAGTCGCCAACCCACTCGCAAGACCGGCACCTAGTCCAGCGGAGATGCCCGCCAAGTTACCGAACGCAGGAGCCAGAGCGATCGCTCCAGAGAGCAACCGCCCTAGCCCCTGCTCCGCGTTCTTGGTGTCCGCGTTGACCTTGATGGTCTCGCGCTTGCGTCCGACCTCGTCTGCCTTGGCAGCGACGGCATCTAACTCCGCCCTAGCCTTGGCATCGTCTACCCCAACGGACGGGGTGATCTTTCGCTTCTCGAACGCGTCGGCGTCGGCACGGGCTTGCCGGAGGCCGTTGTTGAACGGGGACCGATCCAGATCGAGCGTCGCCTGGATCGCTCCTGCATCGAAGGCCACTTATCCTCCTGCCCGTCGGACATTGAAGCCGAGATCCGCAATGTCCGGTAGGTCCTCCACCTCGCCTTCAGAAGGTGGCTCCACTTCACCGGCCATCCGCTTCAGATCTGCGGTTAGCTCTTCCATGTACATCTGTCGCTGCCACCAGGGCAACGCGTCCCACTGATCAGCCAGTAGGCGTAGGTGCTTTAGCACCATGTAGTACGTTAGCCGCCGTTCACGACTCTTAGTGATGAGTTCGTATCGACGGCGGCGGATTCCGGGCGGTTCAGCTGCCCGAGGAACCAACCGAAGTACATCGAGCGGACGCGATACGGCAACTCGCGCAACTCGTCCGCAGACGGGATCCCCGAAGTGCACAGGGAGTAGGCTTGGATCAGCTCCTCTCGGAACTCCTCAACCTGCTCCTTCTGAAGACGACCGAGAATGGCAATCGCTTCCTGTGCATCCACGACATCTTCGGTCTCCTCCTCGGAAGTCGCGTTGGCCGTGCGGATCTCGTTGACGATAGTGCGGATGGTGTCCATCAGTGTGAACACCTGATCGTCCGACGGTTCCGGAGTTGTGCCATGCGCCTTCGTGAACGGCCGGAAGTCGTACTCGAGCTTCTCAACCGCAGCACCAGCATCGAATCCCACGTCACACCGCTTTCTCGTTGGAGTGGCAAGCAACAGCCGCGTTGGCCCAGAACATGGCAACGCGGATCTGGTTGAGCGCTTGAGTCTGCTCAGGGCACTCGGGCGTCAGCTTCTCCAGCTTGAGCGCGGTGTCCTTCAACAACTCGCGAACCTGATCGTGCACTGGCCCCGTCACTTCCGTGGCCGGGTGGAACGCGAACGCGTTCTGGATGTTCATGTAGCGACTCAAGGTCCTTCTCCCAATCGTTTATTTCGGTTTTACGACCCAGGGCAACCGGTTCAACATAAATCTGCTGCCCTGGACCGCATCTTCTCGTATACCTCGATATGCCTGGGAAATTGCGCGGTTTAACCCGTAGCTTCCGCAGTCATTTCGACGATCTGAATGTCTTCCGGTGCGCTTACCGCGGAGAACGTACAAGCGTACATCCGCTGGTTGGCAGCGTTCCGGTACTGCGACTGCACCTGTCCGGTCGACAGCACATCGGGAACGAGCACCCGACGCCAGAAGCCGTACTGGTTGACACCTTCGAACGCAGCACTGAAGTGCTGCATCTGCGAGCTGAGCTGCAACTCGCTCTTGCCGACCTGTCCGACTCCGGGCGCGGTCACAGTGATGGTACCACCACCGAAGGCCCACCGCATGACCTGCAGTGTATCCTCCGACAGCGTGATCGCCAGCTCGATCGTGGCTCCGGTCGTCTCTTCGTCGACTGGAGTGATCTGCTCCTCGATCGTGATGTTGTTGGTCTGGCGCTGGAAGTTGAACTGCAGACCCTGCTCCGACGCACCGACAGCGGTCCACGGGACTGGGAACGCAGTACCCACAGCCTGGCTGTCCGGAGGCAACACCGCTGGGGTGTCGGTCATGTCCTGCAGGAACAGCGCAGCCATACCCGTAAGGACGTTGGCACGGGTGTACGCTGGGATGAACGACGTGATCGGCATGTTACTCCGTCACCTCCTTGCTCTCCTCGGTGCTGCTGGTGTCCGTGGACTCCGCAGCGTCTTCGGCGGTCTCGTCAGCCTGCTGCTCCGGCTCCTCTTCGTCCGGAGCAGAATGCTTCGGCTGCGGTACGGGCTCGACGAGCAGTCCCACACTCTGCGCACCTTCGAGCGCTTCCTGGTACTGCTCGTCAGTCAGCTCGACGCCGTCCCTGTCGATTGCCGGAAGGTCGCCGACCTTGAGCACGTGGGCTCGGGGACTGAACGCCAACCGGTACTTGTTCTCTGCCATCTCACCTACCCTGTTGCGAGTGTTACGACGTACGTGCATGTGTAGGTTGCGCGTCGTCCCGCATCGAGTCTTTGCACAGGTGATGGCCCTCCACCCGCACGATCGACAGCGGTAACGTACGTACCCCAAGCAGAGTTCGGAGCAGCAGACAGCACCATCCCATCGATGGTGTCGGCCCACTGCTCCGGACCCGTCTGGAGCGGATCTGTGACATCGTTTGGATCCTGCTGCAGACCACGGACTGCGAATTGGAACGCTGGCTGATCGAAGGCACCTTCGAACTTCAGTCCAGCACCCGGCAGTCGCGTGATCAGCGCAACCTCGTCTGGCATCTCAGGCATGTCAGGACCCACCAGGAAGGTGAGACCAGTGTCCGGGATGAGCAGTCCAAAGGTTGTCTGACACCACTGTGCCAACAGACTAGTGCTGAACACCGCGCCCCCTAGCGTCCAGTTCCTCGTCCGTCAGCCGTCGCTGTGCGGGCGGCCTGGTGTAGACCAGTTTGCCATCATCGTACACGAACGGCTGTGCTGACTCCCGCAGGTACCCATGGTCCCGTGGGGCCTTGTCACGGACTTGCTCGCAGAGGTCTTCCGTCACCCCACGCATGGCTGTGACCGGACCGTCGTCTAGCAGACCGCGGGCGATCCTCTCGAGGTAGAAGCTGGCACCACTGAGCAGCGGTTCCGAGAGGAAGTGCGCTTGTCCACCATGCGGGTGCTTGAACCACACCGTCTCATGCTGGTTCTGAGCGTACGCCTGGTCGACTACCACTTGACCTCGGAGAGTGCCATCCCCGACCAACTCCTGCACACGCGCCACACCGTCTGTCACGAACCGCATCACGGCCACCGCCCGCGTGGGGCTAGGAACTCCCCCATCGAGAACAGTGCGCCACGGTAGACGTTCACGACCGTCGCTTGTCCGATGTCCGGCTCGTCTCCGTCCGCGTCACTCCTCGGCGCATCCAGCGTGATCACATCAGTGGCGATGCCCTGCAGGTTCTGGAGAGCGCGTTGGTAGCGAAGGTAGACGGGATCAAGTGCTGACGAGTAGTCCTGGGACTGTCGGTACGTGAGGTCTGCCAGGTAGGCAGCGATGTCGCGTGTGATCGTCACCACGAGGTCGGGAGCGGGGTCGAACGGAACCTCGTACAGCAGACGCAGCGTTCCGTCAACCTGTGCTTCCGCATCGTCGATGGCGGCCTGGATCGTGGCATCCGTCAAGCTGGCAGCACTGCCAGTGGTCTTGTCGGTATCCCTCACCAACACCGAACGCACTGCGTCCGGCAGTACATACGACATCGCTACCTCCTACTTGCTGTCGGCGGAAGCTGTCTTCGACGAGGTCGACTTGGTCGGAGTCGGCGGCGGAGTGGGTTCCTCCGGCTTCGGCTCCTCTGGCTTCGTCTCCTCCGCAGCGTGCTTCGCCTCTTGCACAGGCGTGATGGCTCCCTGCTTGGTGTAGTGCGCCACGCGAGGGTCGTCCTTGTCGAGTTCGACAGTCTCACCCTGCATGTGGTGGAACTTGCCTTCGATCATCGTCGCGATGCTTCGAGCGCGGACGAGGAACTTCATCAGCTGCTCACCCCTGTGATGAGGATGCCAGCCAGCGGCTGGTCGATGCCGATGGCGGAGATGCGGCTGGTGTTCGAACGCCACACCTCAGTGTCCGGGTTCTCGACCAACGGGGTCGACTGCAACCCACGCTCGTCCGAGATGAACCCGATGGTGTTCCGCTCGCAGATCAGCACGGTACCCTTCGGCCAGGTGCGAGACACCATGGTGTCGAGGTCCAGGATCTGGTTCGGCAGCTTGCCGGTGTACAGCAAGTTCTGGTCGGCCAGGTTCCACTGGTACACGTTGTTGAAGTTCGGGTCGTTCAACAGCGTGAACGCATCCGAAGTGTTCATCACCATCGTGTCCGGCATGAACCCGAACCAGTTGTCCGCCTGCGTGGGGACGGCAGCCTCGGTCACCAACTGCTTGGCGATGAGGATGTCCGAGCGGATCTTGGCGTTGGTCTGGTCCGTCCACATGTGCGCGGTACCGGAACCATCGATCGCGGTACCAGCGACGTGCGTCGGGATGGACGGGTTGCCGATCAGGCCGGCCTGCAGCGCGAGGTCCCAGTCACGGATGAGCGTGTTCCGGACCTGCGTCATCTGCTGGTTGACACGGTCGAGTTGGTTCCGGCGCCGCATGTCCTCGGAGATGATGATTCCAAGGCCTCGGTTGACCGAAACAGCGATCGACGGAGTACCATCACTGGTCTCCACGATCTTGTACTCGCCGAACTCTTCCTTGATGGCGGAACCGCTGTTCGCGAAGAGCGGTGTGCTCTCCCAGAACTCGGCAACGCCACCGGGGATGGACCCACCGTTGCGCAGAAGCGAGTCCACAAGGAACTGGTTCTGCAGCATCGAGATGATCCGGCGAGGGATCACCGTCGGGTTCTTGGTTAGCGCATTGACGGTAACCCGGGCACCGTCAGAGGCACTAACAATTGCCTGCAGTGGCATTTCTCAACTCCTCTCTTACGAGATCTTCAGGCGGATGAGACCGACTGAACCCGAAGCGATCCCAGCGGGATCGACGCACTGGCCTACCACCAGACTCGCGTCGTCGGTGCCTTCCACGAACGGCGTCACCGCTCCTGCAGCAGCGGCCTTGACCAGCGCACCGAATGCAATCGCAGCGGCAGCGGTCATCGGCCACGTACCATCACCGGCAACCGCAACGTACGGCGACACCGGCGAGAAGTTGAACGCGTTCTGGCTGATCGGAACCGTGCTGTCCTGCGACGTCGCAGACGGAACAGCGTCCTTGGTAGCGATACCCAGGACCGTTGCGTCACCACCGACAGACGGCTTGACCTTCTGGGTCGTGCCATCCGGCACAACCAGTTGCCCACCGACAACGTTCGCGCTCACCTCGAAGGTGATTGGACCGCAGGGGTAGGCAGGAACCACACCTGGCATGTTGTTACACCTCCCTCTAGAACTTCCAGTCGTTCAGGAGCTGGTCGGCTTCCTGATCGGCAGCGTCATCCGTGGTGAGTCCAACAGAGTGCCCCTGCTCGTTGTTGAGCTGCAACACTCCCTTGCACTCGTTGAGGATGGCCCGGATGACGTCCGCCGGGTTGACGGTACGCTTGCTGCCGTCGTCCGCGGTCAGCTCGAGGACCTCAACCTGCGGCGCAGAGAGCACGTCGCGAGAGAGCTCCAACAGCTTCGGAGGCACGCCTGCATCGATCAGCGTGCTGGCCTCGTTGATGAACCGCTGCTCGCAGAGCTGACGCATGATGGTCTGGTTCTGCGCCTGCAGGTCGTTGACCTTGGCGGTCAACTCGAGGTCACCCTGGTCCTGCTGCTGCGAAGCAGCCGGCGCCTGCTGCGCTGGCGTCTGAACCTGCGCAGCGGGAATGTCCAGCGTGAGCTGACCGGCCATCTTGTTGGCCAGCTCCAGATCCTGCTGGGTGATCTGGACAGGGGCATCTCCCTGTGCGAACTGCTGCAGCGCCTGCGTGTTGGCATTCTGCAACGGCTGCACCTGGGTGCCCGTGGCGTCGGTCACTTCATCCACCTCCTGAGAAGAGAGTTGCAACGCCTCTTGCCACTCGTGGTTCATGTCATCGACGTGAGGGTCGAGTGTCCCCAGCACGTGATGTAGTGCGACGTCGAACGTCTTGCCACTGTTCGTCGTCCGTCCGAAGACGAACCGTCCACTGACAGGCAGCCGCGGGTTATCCGCAACCACCTTCGCACCAGTAGCCGTCAACGACAGCAAGCCACGGATGCCAGTGTCGGTCATCTCCAGCGCTTGGACCTCGCCACCGAAGTCACGAATGTCCTGCGTGTGCTTGTTGTCCTTGTCCGCCATCTGGAAGGCGACTTGCGGATACGCCTTCTGCTTGAACGCTTCGATCACCTTCTGGCCGAACGCCTTGTCGATGATCCACCGCTTGCCGTTCTTCTTGATCTCCCCGAAGGGAATGATCTCCTTCCAGTACAGCTTGCGATCACCCGCACTTGCGAGCTCCAGTGCTTCGCCCGTTTGCACAGGTGAGAGTAGCACCTCCGGCATCATTCACCTCCCAGTTCCGCTACCGGAATGTCGATGGTCTGTCCACCTCTCACGCGAACCTTCGCGGTGGTTCCGAACACGTCGACCACAACGCCACCAACGCCGTTGAGTTCGAGCACCTGTCCACGTACGGCGGTCAGGTTGGCGAAGTTCGGCTTACCGCTCGTCGACGATCCACTCGACGTCGAGGAACCGCTTCCGCTTACGAACCCTTCGGGTAGCAAGTTGCTCTTCCCCAGTCGCTTGGCGTGCTTGACGACGTGAGCCTTCTCCGCTGGTGTCTTCGCACCTGCGATCGCGGTCTTCAGGTCGTCCTCGTTCTCGATCGGGAACCGCGCCTCGCTGGCTGGACGGCCCGGTGGAGGAGGCATCGCATTGCCGCGCTTGAACGCCATCGCTCGCTTGGCAGCGGATGCACCGCTTCCCATTGCCATGTGTCACCTCCTCACTTCTTGTTCGGTGTCGCGTTCGCTTGTGCCTTGAGCCGTTCCCATTCCGCCAGTGCAGCAGTAGCAGCAGCTCGAACCTCCGGCTTGACGTTGCCTTGGCCACTGGCCCAGTTCTTCATGACACCGATGGCCATCTGGATCGCTTGACCCTTGTCCGTCACCCTACCGGATTTGAGGATGCCCCTTGCGACGTTCTCGATGTACGCAGGTAGCTTCGCACCCTTCATGTGGAAGAGTCCAGGTCCGCCAGGCTTTCCCAAAGGGTGGTGAACGGAAGCCAAGACAGGTGTCTCTGCACTCATGCCGGATTACCTGTTGGGTGTGAGTTGGTACGCCTTGCCCAACACCGCGACGTTCTGTGCCACGAAGTTGAGAGTGGTACCATACTCGCTGGTCGGGAACGGACCGACGATCTTGTCCGCGCCAGCAGCCAGCGACACCACCTTGCCAGGAGACGCCACTCCGTCGATGGTCCCGTTGAGCGTGAAGGTGACGGTGTAGGTGCTCGCACCGCTGTTCTTCAGCTCCAACCACATCGCACCGTTGTTCGCAACCTGGTTGCTCACGGTGTCAAGTGCCTGCGTGGGAGCGGAGTACGCCACAGTGCCAACGCGGTCGATTGCGTTGGGAACCAGCGTTACTGCCATCTCACCTCAACATCCTCCCTGTAGCGTGTGCTGGACCAGGCTTGCATCGACAGTACGGATGCACTGTCCCTGGGTAGCCGATTCGTGGGATCCGCAGTGCAAGGAAGTTCGCTCCGTTGGCGTGTGCACAGGAGGAGTCTGTACGATCGTCGATCGTCGAATTCCATCCCAGTACCCTGCCGTACTCGAGCTGTGCTTCCGTGATGCGGTTTGCAGCCAGTCTCCGCTTGGCAACGGCCTGCCTGTGTTGCGACAGGTACCTTGCTTCATTGGCCATTGCCTCTTTCACGGTCTGGCCAGAGCGCACCGTTGTGTTCATCCGTGTGATGGACGACCTCAGGTACGCCGCACGAATCGCCCTCTCAGCGTTCTGCTGCAGGTCGGACGGAGTCGTAGCAGCAACTTGTCTGGGCAGCGGATACCCAGCAAGCTGTAGTGCGATGAGCGCTAAGGGTCCAGGAACACCCAACAGGTGTCCAAGTGCCCCTGCAGTACTTGCAAGCGGCGCTCCGACAGCGAGGAGCGAGAGGATGCTACCTACGGGTACCTGCGTTGGAGTTTCCGGCTGGGGGGATTGCTCCGGAACCCGCTGCAGTGTTACCTGACTGGTTGGCATTGGCTCTCACCTGCCTCGCTGCCGAAGCACCAACTTGCGCTGCAGCGACCGTGGAGGACATCGCTGCAGCGGCTTGTGTCTCAGCCTGCTTCTGAACGCGCTCGGTCTGGCGTTCGATGGCAGCCTGGAGTGCATCCAGATCCCAACCCCACTCACTACCGATCTCCATCACCAGTTGCTGCAAGAACTCTGGTGGGATGGCTGGGTTGAGGTTCGCAGCACCTGCCAGTCCCTGTAGCAAGGTGAACTGCGGTTGGATCTGGTCGTGGTTCAGCTTGGCGAACTTGAACGTCGGGATGGCAGGGTTGCCAGGGAAGTTGGCACGCACCAACGGCGCAATGAGGTTGTTGGTGATGTCCTGTTCCATCTCGGTGGCGTAACCCTGCAGCATCTCGAGGAACATGTCCGTCTGGTCAGCGGACAGGGCGTAGGATCCGATGCCACCACTGGCCTTCGACGGAAGGTCGATCCACCCTGCCAGGATGCTCTGACTCGCCATCCCATCCAGGTAGTTGAGTGCCTGCAGGAACTGGTCACCCACACTCGCACTGCCACCACCGAGCTGGATCGGATCGGCAGCAAGCCACTGCTTCGGGATGCCAACCACGCCAGCGTTCTTCAGTGCAGCGACAGCCCTCGCAGCGTTCTCAGCAGCGGGTTCGCTTGTCGCCTGCAGGATCGTCTTCGGCAGCGATTGCGACTCGAGGTACGTGAACCAGAGGAACATGACCTTCTGCTTCGTGGTCCAGCACCAGTACGGAACCTGCATGTCGGTGAGACCACGGATCGGATCACGATGCTTCCCATGCACGTGTACGAAGGCATAGGGGTTCAGGATCGGGATGTACCCATCCGACTCGACGTCTGGGTTGACAGTCTCTCCACCGACCTGGAACGGATACGACATCTGCTTGAAACCCTGCAGGTCGCCGTTCTTCGGACTCCGCAGCAGGATGCATGTCTCCGCTGGACGGAAGCCGATCTTGTCGTACACCAGCCGCAGGTTGTTGTTGTCGCTCGAACCACGTGTGAACACCAGCTCGTGGTAACTGCGACGGTACAGGAACGCACCAGTCATCTGTCCGATGACATCCTGCAGGGGTGTCTTCATCCCACCCTCAGCAGTTGGCCGTTCCAACGCATCCTTCGTCGCTTCGACAACGGCTGCTGGTGCATCGTTCGGTTCGATCGTGTACGCTGCACTGCGGATGGGTAGCGTCAGTGCCTTCTCCAACGCCTGTGCCTTACCATCCTGCCCCAGCATGGTGTCGATCTCTTCGACCGTTGGTTCGCGTTGGTCGAAGACCTCACCAACCGTCTGACCGTTCGCCAGTCCGAAGACCAGCGGACCATCGAAGACGTTCCAGGCAGTGCCCTTCTCATGTCCTGGCTGAGGTAGGTCGGCACTCGTGTCCAGGACCTTCTCCGTCCCGTTGATGGGACGTTGTGACGGTAGTGTCACGTACTACCCTCCCCACGGTACGGCCAAGCGGGAACCCATTCCCGCACCGTACTGCACCACTACCGCCTTCTCGGTTGTGTCAGCACCAGTGTGTCGCCAGCATACGATTGCAACCGCATCCCCACTGTCCGGGGAGCGACCTATCCGCTTGATGAAGTCCTCCTTGGGTTCCACGACGAGCTTGTCTCCCTGTGCCTTCCATCGCAGAGATGTGAGGTCAGCAGTGAGCAGATCGTCTGGTGGGAGTGCAAGGTCTGCACCGTATGCCGGATCGAGCAAATCACGTACGTTCCACAGGACAGCACTGCGCAGGTTGCGGAACTTCCACTCACCCGAGTGGTCCGTCAACCCTTCAGCACTGGCACCTGCGTTGAAGCCAACGACCTCGTCACCCAGTTCACGCAGACGGTCAACCACACCAGCACCAATGCCGATGACGTCAATCGCTGCCTGTGACCGAGGGTGCTTCAACTTGTTGTGGACGATGTTCGCTGTGGCCATGGTGTCCTGTTGTCCGTACCGCTCCAGTTTGTCGATCACACTGCCCTGGCGTGTTGCGAGTACGGTGTCGTCCTGCCCAAAGCGAGCAACGTCCACCCCAAAATGACGAGCACCTGGCTGGCTCTCGATGGTCCTGATCATGTCGACCCAGCGTCGGTTTGCTGCTTCGATCCATCCCAGTGGGACCAGACCTTCAGTGCTGTCAGTCGGGAAGCGTCCTCGAACCTTCGACTCCCACAGAGAGGACGTCGTCCACTCCTCGAGCCCGGTGTCCTCATTGACCTTCCGTCGGACACCCCATCTCTGCATACGTTCGTGCACCCATCGCACAGAGAGTAGGTGCTCACGTAGTACCGCATCAACCTGTTCCGTCGAGAACGGGATGTCGTGGTCGACCATGAACCGAAACAGTTCAGGGAACTCCGACACGTTCTCCTGTGTGAAGTTCGGCGTACGCAACCCGTCCAGCTCGATTACGTTCCAACCGCTCCCAGGATCACATATGGTCTTGAACTGGCTGCTGGAATCGTCAGGGTTTCCGATGGCGAGTACCCGAGCGTTGTCGTTAGTAGCCAGAGCATCGATCGCGTTCCATAGCTGGGCTGGGATGCCGCAAGCCTCGTCTGCAATGATAAGGGGATACCGGCTGTGGACTCCTTGGAACCCTGATTCGTCGTAGTCACTCGGCTTCCGTCCATACGCGATCAGCTCCTTGTCGATGTACCACTCGGGTACGTTCCCCATGTTGACCCGACCACGGAGTTTCGCCTTGCGGTGTAGCTTCTCGATCTCCCGCCACAGGATGGCACTCACCTGTGTTGCTGTAGGTGCTGTGGTCACCACGAACGCTTCACCGATCGGGTGAGTGTCCAACCACCACGCAGTGAGGACACTGGCACCGAAGGACTTCCCACCGTCGTGTGAACTCCGCACTGCGGTGTAGCGGTTCTCCCTCACACTGCGAGCGATCTCTGCTTGCTTCGACCACAGGAAGACCTTTGCCTTGTCCCTGGCCCACGCTACAGGGTCAGAGGAGTACACCGGACCAAAGTGTCGATCCGCAGCACGCTGCAGGATGTCATCCACGATGGTCACGGTATACCCTCCTCTCCTACGCTGGTACGACTTCGTCGACGTTGTACTTCGGGTGTTCGGTCAGGATCGCCTTCGTCTCTTCTGCCTTGGCCTGTGGACGGTTCTTGTACCACACGATCTGCGTCTTCGTCTGGTCCACCACTGACCACCATGGCTTCTCTGCAGCGTGTTCCGACAACCGGATGTTCGGGTTGTTGGTGATACCCACGTACAGCAGGTTGTCCATGTTGTCGTACAGTCGGTACACAGCCGTCTTCTGCTTCGTCAGTCGGTTCTGGTGTGCAACCTTCTCCAACTGGCGTGCAGCCATCTCGGCAGGGAGTTCACCACGAGCGATCTGGTCTGCTTCGCTGTCCTCGATCTTGACGACCCTGAACTTGCGGTACCCCTTCGTACCATCGACGTACAGGTACCCCTGACCTGGCATCTTCCGTGAGATCTTCGAGCACTTGGCACCCATGGCCTCTGCCTGTGGACCAAGTACAGCTTCGGTCATCTCGCGACTCTTGGTTGCCAGTGCAATCCGCTGGGGGAATAGATCTCGTAGACGACCGAGTGCATCGACCTGTGACAACTGTGACAGTGCCCACACGACGTAGTTCGCCTTGCGACCAACGGACAGGATCTCACCGAGTGGACTGATGGCACCTTGCTTCAGTTGCTCGCCACACAGGAGCAGTTCGTCGATGATCGTGATGTCGATCGGCTCCGCTTCAGTAGCAGTGTGCATCCGCACGCTCTGCTTCTTCATGTCGGCCAACCGTGCGTGCATCGAGTCCCTGGCTTGCTTGATCAGGTCGTCGGCATCCTTCGCCTTGTCGACGTAGTACCGCGTGTGCAGTGCCCCATCCAGACGAGAGAGTTCGACACCACCGGCTGGATCGATCACGCGCAACCTGTACGGTAGCTGGAGTTGGTTGAGTCCTGCGAGCAGTGCCCAAACCAGGTTGGACTTTCCGCTTCCCGACTCACCGACACACAGCGTACTCGTGGTCAGTCCGATCTCAGTCGGTAAACCATCTGCATCGAGACCGAACGCAACGTACCCAGACGCAGTCGGCTCAGGCAACTCCACCAGCGACAGAACACGCGAAGTAGGATCACCCCACGACAGCGAAAGACTCGCCAACCCTGGAGCGTGCTGCTCGACGTTGATCGCGTCAGCCGACATCACAGCAGCGATCGTCTCGGACACAGCAACCAAGTCGCCAGATGTGTGCCCTACCTGACCCACCCTGACCTCAGCACTCACGCCTGACGGGTTGGCCTTGATCTTGCGAAGTCGCGGACTGTGTCCATCACGCTTGTCTGTCAACCCCGATGACTCACAAGCGACCGTCCACCGACGCCGTACCCTCGCAGCATAACGCAGTGCTCGCAACGCATTCTTCAGGTCGGCAGGGCTACAGCCCTGCCCGACACGGTAGATCGCAATGCTCCACCACGCCATCACTACCAGGATTACTGCACCGAGTCCGAACCACTTGCTCGCCCAGATCGTCCAGAACACGTACAGACCCAGCAGGCACGTCACCTTCCAATGCCGTACCCACCAGAACAGAAACCTCGTCAAGAGGATCAGCCATGGCGGCATCGGAAACAGGTCCCGTATCCTGCCTCCACCGCCAATCGTCCACTTGTCAACTTCAGTCACCCGGAGTGGCATCTTTCTCAGCCACCTCCTTCCGTTTGCACAGGGAGTCCTTCTCCTCCGCTTGCAACGAGCGTCAGCGCACGGTGTGCCACTGCACGTACTGCAGGGTCCTGCAAGTCATGGCCGAGATCGCGGATCATCACGGCGATCGCTTCCCCTACCAGGTCGACATGTCGTTCTGCCAACCGGACACGTCGTTCCTCGATGCCCATTCGCATGGCGATCTCGCACACACGTACCAGGTGCTGGCGTTCCTTCAGGTACAGGTTCAGCCACACACCAGAGTACGTAGCGGAGAGGTTCTCACCGAACTCCTTGCCACTGACCTGTGACTCCGTACTGCGTGAGAACAGCCAGTAGGAGTCTGCCAGTGCCTCTGGTGACTCCTTGATGATCTGCGACTGCAACCAGGCAACATGTCCTGCGGTACGCTGGATCTCTTCGAGGATCGCATCCTCGGGTGCAATCTGCACAGGTGAACCATACGTGGCAACACCGAGACGTGCTTCGTGAACCACCTGTCGTGCAGCATTCGCAACCGTCTTGGGCAGGGTAGCAACACTGCCTGGGTTGTGAGCCTGTGGTCCGTGCTGGGGACAGAAGCCCGAGTGATCGACGTTAGTGCTCTGACACGGCTGACCGTCCGTACGTGTACCCCTGCAACGATCGTACAAGGACGGACTCCTCGCCCTACAGGGTAAACCCTG